CCAGAAAGGCGAAGCCCTGGAGGCAGGCTTGGATTGGTGGGCGAGCGGGGACTACTCCGCTGCAACCGATGGAATCACGGCTGAGGTTAATCGCCTCTGTTTCGATTCCTGGCTGAAGCGGGCGGGGGCCTCTTATTATGAGGCCTTCGTCTGGCGCGCGGTCCTGGGGAACCACGTCATCTCCTATCCGGATCTGTACGCCAAAGATGTCCCTGGTTTGGCTCCCTTTAAGCAGGCCAACGGCCAGCTGATGGGAAGTCCCCTGTCCTTTCCTATCTTATGCGCCATTAACCTCGTGGCCTACTGGCACTCTTTGGAGTGCTACCTTGGCCGCCGGGTCGAGCTGGCAGATCTGCCAGTCCTCATCAACGGTGACGATATTATCTTCCGGAGCAACCCAGCCCACTACCTTGAATGGAAGAGGTGGGTACAGATCTGCGGTTTCACGCTAAGCCCCGGTAAGAACTACTTCTCGAAAGATTTCGTCACTCTTAATTCGGAATTCTTTGTTTGGAAACAGAACGTAGGGCATCCAGGATTTCACCTGGTGCCTGTACCGTCTCTGAACACGGGATTGCTTCTGGAACACGCAGACGGGCCTTACAAGGTCCCTATGCGCGCATGTAACCAGGAGACGCCCATCCATCACAAAGCAAACCGAGTGATTGAGGAATCGTGCAATCCCGCACGATCTCAGCGCCGTGTGCGTCATTACCTCAGGAGGCAGATCAGTCGTCTAACAGGCAACGGAGAGTTCTCCCTCACAGCCGCCTTGGAACTTGGCGGTGTGGGCTTCACGACGACTGGTCTCGCGAGTGGCGACCAATACTTTACGAGTTTCCAGCGGAAGCTCGCGTCGCACCTCCTGAGAGAAGTCCGCCTGCTGGACGGGACAGAATGCAGAGTCCACGAGCCACCACGTCCTGCCGGGTTTACCCGGTTTCTTGATATGGCCTCGGACTCTGCTCTTCTTGCCCGCCGCCGCGGATCTTTACGTCAGATTAGAGTTGAACCCGCAACTCAGCCCTGCAGAGAATTTCAAGAGCGTTTTGAAGATGGTCGACCTATTGTGCCGAATCTGTCCGATCGCTACGAGGCCCTAGGCCACAAGCCGGACTGGCGCATGAAAGGGGTCGATGCTCGGGAATTGCGTGCGTTTCGACGTGCGTTGCCGACCATAAAGGCCGGTCTCAGTAATCCGAGCATGTACCATCTGGAATTCAGGCACGAGCCATTAAGTAGAGTGAACACCGGGGGATCTCCCCGGGGTGGAGCCAACTGACGAGTCCCGCCACCTTAAACATAAGGGACGAAATCTCTACGGACCCCAGTTCTATCCTCTGGGTAATCAATAAGGATCTCGGCTCGTTGCGCATGACTTCCTCGCGCTCTTCGACTATCGCGTCTCTTACCGCCTCGAACCTGGCTCGACATCGTCGGCGTTTTCGTCGTGGGGCGAGCTCGTACGCTCACTCTTCGATTCCAAGTTCGAGAAAATCGCATCGTGCTCGCAAGGCTGCTAGCCGGAGGAAGAATAACAACCGGGGAGGGGGGCATGGTATGCTTTCCATGGTTGGTCCCGTGCTGGATGCACGTAGATCCATCCACCTGCCACCGCCGGGAGCACATGGTGCCTACACAGTGGTCCGCACGCGGTCGGTTACGACCATCGCTACGAATACCGCTGGACAACGCACAGTGCTCATTGCGGGACAATGGCAGGATTCGGCAGCAAGCCCCCAGGTCAATTGTCTCCCCTTCCACGCCGTGTACGGTGTGGGCACCGCGGTTCCCGGTACAACCGAGAGCTACATCGTCGACCCCTTACTTTCAGGGGCGGCAGCTGGTGCTTACAACCTAAGCCTGCATGCTATGACCGTGGTGGTCACGGCTGATGGTTCCGCCACTTCGTCGATCGGCACGTTTTACATGGGAGCAATCCCATCGCGTGTCAACCGGCTGGCTTTTGGGACCTTTGCGGCTATGGGAGCTAACCTCGTCTCTCGGCGAGAGATGCTCCCCATTACGGCTTATCAGGCACTGGCTGAGTCGGAACGCTACTCGGTGAGAACCACCTTCCCGATGGATCTCATCACTTATCAGCAGTTCGACCCCAATGCTACGAATACCTCCGGCTCCAACATCCAGCTTAATGATGGACTGTCCCCCGTCTTCATTGTATGGGAACCCACTACGACTGCCACGAACTACAACGTGAGCATCTTTGCCGAGTGGCGAGTCATCTAT